GTTGTTTGCAGCACCAGAGGCTAATACAATGCTTGTACCGTTTACGGCTGTGAAGTCAGTTCCTGCTAGTAGCTTAACGCCGTTCAGGTAGACATCCACGTAACCTGCATCATAGGTAGCAGCAAAGACTGTCTGACCTGAAGTAGCAGTGTAAGTCTGGCGGTCTGATGTACCGTTGACTGATGAACCTGCGTTTACCCAACCAGACGTACCGTACACCTTCATGGTGTCTGTAGTCGTATCGAAGTATAGCGCACCAACTATTAGCGCATCACCGTCATTGTCTACAGTAGGTGCTGTAGCCTTTGCGCCTAGATAACGATCATCAAAGCTATCAAGCGAGGCCGCTGCAGAAGTAGCTGAACTTGCAGCCGCTGTAGCAGAGTTAGCCGCATTGGTTTCTGATGTAGCAGCATTAGTTTCGGAAGTCGCCGCCGCTGCAGCCGAGGCAGATGCCGCTGTGGCTGATCCAAAGATACCGTCTACATACGTCTTATTTGTAAGATCGTTTCCTGTGCTTGGTGTAGCAGAGCTGGTGACCTTGTTAGATCCCATGTCTACAGCGCCAGTCATGGTTCCACCAGACAGCGCCAAGAATGTAGTATCCGTGTAGTTCTTCGTTGCAGCGTCTTGTGCTGCAGCCGGATCTGCCATGCCAGTAATCGAGTTACTGCCCATAGCAATATCACCAGCCATTGTACCGCCGTTCAATGACAGCTTAGTAGCAATGCTATTAGTGATTGTGGTGCTGAAGTTTGGATCGTCGCCCAGCGCAGCCGCTAGTTCGTTTAGCGTATCCAGTGTGCCGGGAGCACTATCAACTAGGTTAGCAATAGACGTATCCACGTACCCTTTTGTGGCGGCGTCTAGCGTATTCACCGGAGCTGTTAGGTTGGTAATCGTAGCAGATGTACCAGCATTCATATTCAGCGAACCGTTGATGGTCACGTTATTGAAGCTAGAAGATCCACTGGATGCGGTTACGTTACCTGTCAGGTCACCTGTTACGTCGCCAGTGATATCACCCGTCACATTACCAGTTACATTCCCTGTAAGTGTGCCTGTGATACCGCCAGATGCAGACAAGGTTGTGAATGCACCTGAAGACGTTGTGGTAGAGCCAATAGCCGTACCGTCGATGTTACCGCCATTGATATCCACTGTCGCCAGTGTAGCCTGTCCTGATGTAGTCAGGGATGTGAAGCTACCTGCGGCTGCAGACGATGCACCAATAACTGTGGCGTCAATATTACCGCCATTGATATCAACAGAGGCATGAGTAGATGTACCAGACGATGTCAGGTTGGTGAATGTACCTGCGGCAGGTGTCGTCCCGCCAATAACCGTGTTGTCTACGTTACCGCCATTAACATCTACAGAAGCTAGTGTAGCTAGACCAGTAGAGGTCAATGTAGTTACTGTGGCGGCGGCGGGTGTGGTTGCACCAATAGTGGCGTTATCAATCGCACCTGAATTCAAATCCACAGACGTAATTGTAGTGGTACCTGTAGCGTCTAGATTAGCAAATGTAGCATCACCAGTAACACCTAGTGTGCCTGTGACTGTCGCATTCTCATGTACGTCGAGTGTATCGATGTTAGCTGTGCCATCGATCCAGATATTACGCCACTGTAGTACGCTAGAGCCGAGGTCGTAAGTGTCATCTGTGCCGGGCACAAGATCATCTTTAAACCGAGCTGTGACGTTGATATCATCAGTGGCTGAGTTACCGAGGGTGATGTCACCATTCAGTAGTGTGCTTCCAGCCACGGTCAGTGTACCGCCTACATATGCGGTTGTGGCTACGTTAAGCGTACCATCGATGTCTGCATTGCCTGATAGGAACAAGTCCTTAAAACGCTTCAGGGTAGCGCCAAGGTCTACAGTATCAGTGGCAAACGGAGCAATATCTCCATTAGTATCGATGAAACGGTTCTCAAGCCATACGGCTGCACCGGCTGCAGCATACACACATACCCAGTAACGATCATCAGGAACATTGTACCATACAGAGCCTACAGCATAACCGTCATTGGTATCATCACCAACGCCCGGGTTAGTTGTAGCCACGTAGTTGTTCTTACCGCCAAAGCCACCATGCTCGGCAGGAAGGAAACCTGTAATGGATGTAGTCAGGTCAATCTTAGGACCGTTACCTGTAGTTCCGTCGTGGGCGTGTCCAGTCGTATCATTGAACGAGGATTCAAGTTGGTTGAATTCAGCGTTAAGCGGCGGAGCTGTGATGTTCTCGCCGTTGATAATAGATGCTGCGGACTGCCGGGTATATCCAGCCATTATCGTCTCCCTGATTGTGTGTATTCGATGACGAGGCCTTGAATGGAGTACGGCTCAAAATCACCAATAGTCACGTAAGTAACTCGAACTGAAAAACCGCTGCCTTCTACTGCGGTGTTAATGATGGGTTTGTCAGAACCACCGAATAAGATGCCGGGCGCATTATAGTTCACATTCTGCCCACGATATTGCACAGGACGACCTGTGATCTCATCGACGTAGTTTGCTGGGTTAACTGTATCTGCAGCGAACCAATCGTAGGTCAGGCCCATATTGATTGTCAGCGGACCTTCCGCTCGGATGAATGTGTTAATCCGTTTTACGTGCTTGCGTACCTCAGTATCACCAAAGTCATAGAAGGGCGTTGAATATACGGCTACGATATTCTCACCAGCGAAGTTTGTGCCTCGTTCCTGTTGATATACCTTGCCGTTGTAGTCGCCGTGTAGGACAACCTCTGCGCCGTTTATAAAGTCTGAGACAGCACAGTTGGCTCTCATGCCAAGCATTTCGCCAAACTCCCAACCTAACTGTTGGTCCGCTGTGCGAAGTCCACCGATAACTCCGAAGGCTTCTGCTACCGTAGACTCATCACCGCTCACGAAATATCGTAACTGGGACTTGGTACGGATGACGACGCCTACTAGCTCGTCTAGGTCGTATCGATCACCGAGCGTGGATAGCAGCGTCTGTACAGCTTTGGAGATCGTCTCAATCTCAACGTCACCCACACGAGACGTACCAGCCACAGGGCGGATACCGTCAGGTGCTAGAAAGGCAAGGTCACCACCAATTTCAACGACGCTGTCTCGGGCAACACAGCCCATGTTAGCTGTAACTGGCTCAATAACGAACACAAGGTCATTATCTTCAACCGCCTTTTTAATCTGGTTACGACCAAAGATGAAAAGGTCTTTTCGGAATGGCGCTAGTTGAACAACGTCGAAGCCTACACGTAGAATATCTGAGTTTGTTGTAGGATCAAAGTTCAGGTCGTTCTGTGTATCTGAGAACGCTACAGCGTCTGCATCAACTTGATCGCCGCCTAGAAATAGATAGCCTTCAAATGCATTAACAACTTCTGGCCTTGCTGGGGCGTTAAGGCCGCCGGGCGAACTAGATCCGCCTGAGTTTGTTGGGTCAAGATAAACCCAGTTCAGACCATCAAATACAACAGCGTTATTAACACCATCAACAAAGCAAATCTTACCACCAGTCCCGAAGTTGTATTTGGCAGCTCGAAGACGTTTGACCTCACGGTCTGCACTCGTTGTAGCAGTGTTGTGTATAAGCCCTGTATTGTACTTCGCCCACGATCCAGCCAAGGTCGCACGATAGAACGAATACTGTTGGTTATCGATGGTAACCACGTCGTCCAGAACAGGCGCTGTAGAGAACGATACTGTGTCACCAATAACTGAGTAAGCTGACGACGATTGAACTGTACCATTAACTCGTACCACTAAGTTGGTGGGGTTTGTGATTGTAAGGGTGCGCCCATTATCGTCGCTACCCGTGTAGTTACTCTGTGCTGCAGACGTAACTGTGAATGTATATACACGATCCTTACGAGCTGCGATGACCTCAGAGGCGTCTGTGTTCTCGTTAAAGAATATCTCTAGCCCTAAAACCTTTCCCTCTGCGTCGTCTCCGCCAACCGTTTCGTCGTTACCATAATTCGTAAAACCATCGATACGACGATAGCCGCCAAAAAGAGACGGCTCGTAATTAACCAAACGAGTGGCAACGCCCGGGGCGTCTTCACTAAGCTGTAGGTGGTTCTGTGTAGCATTTAGGCCTCCAACTGATACCACCTTGAAGGACTGAATATTATCTGGCATCAGAAGTTAACCCGAGTATCCAAGACGTTCTGATACTTGTTAATCAAGACCGTCTGCATCTCCTTTATGCCGAGCATAAACTGAGCCATAGCGACGTTAGCCGCCTCGGTGTTATCTCGGAACATGTACATGTGGTAAAGACCACCATCGATTAGGATGTGGTCGTAGATCGTGGGAACCCGTGTTTCATCTGTGGGGTTCTGTAGGTTAGAGTGAGTAATGAAATAACGGAACTTAACGGTGTAGGCTTTGTCTGGGGAAGGGCTTACACCATATCCGTTACCGTGGGATGGGAAGACATACTCAGGTAGTCCTCGACCTGTAGATCCTGAATCCTGATCCTCAGAGCGAAGGCTGCGGTACCAGTAATCACGTTCTACAAATGTAAGTGCTTTTGTGTTTGTTCCAAGTGCTGTGTCTTTCTGTATTTGGAAAGAGTTCCACTCGGGGCTTTTAAAGAAGTCAGGCCAGCTATATTCTTCTGTGCCCGGAATTAGTACTTGTGTGTGCTCGGCTGCGTTAAAGGGCCATTCGAACTCCGCTGAGTTTACCTTAGCGATAGAGGATCGGATAGCGTCTTTGGCTAGAGCCTGTACACCACGAGCGCCTACAAAGTCAGTATCCGCCAACTCAACTTCATTGAGACGACGGAGCAAAGTATTCGTTAAGTCGATAAAGGTTGTAGGCATGAATCACCCTTCATACAAATGTGCGAGAGGCCCGAAGGCCTCCCACAGTGTCTGCTATGCTACGTTGTAGTTAGCTGTGAAGATTGCTTCTGGGCGAAGTATCTTCCGGCCATACAACTGCATACCCCGGACGATGTCCGAGAATGTGTCTGGCGAACGGAATGTTTCCGTCTTGTTCAACTGTTGCGCTGACGCAATCGCTGAATCGTGACCAGCGACGATCACCCCGAAGTTATCTTCAGAGCCACCAGAAGCTGTAGTGTCTGGTCCAGTACCAACGTATGGAAGGTTGTTTGATTTGTAGACACGGAATCCACGAACCAAGTTGCCACCCATGCGACCATTACGGATCTCATCGCCACCACCGAAATCACGATCAACGAATTTTGAATCTTCGTCCATCAAGAGTTCGATCATGACGGGGTCCAATACGACCCATCTCCCGTCTTGGTCTACGTTTGCTTGGTCCATCTTACGTGCGATACGGTTAAGAAGGGCCAAAGGTGAAGTGATAGCACCTGCGCCACCATTTGCAGCCATTGGGATAGATGTAACTTCTGATAGAACACCTAGATCACTTCCGGCAAAGTCGGTGATGTCTAGTTTGTTTGCTGCCAAAAGTTCGTCGTTGTCTGCCGCTGTATCGGCTTTTGTGCCGTTTGCTGCAGTACGACGTGCCCATGAACCTGCGCCACCAGTCCAACCAGACAAGTAACCCAATACTTCTGAGTCAAATGTGTCTGCTAGACGGTAAGCTGCACGGTCAGTAGCCAAATCCATGAAATTGACGTGGCTATGTGCCGCCTCGATGTCATCGATTGAGAACTGGAAGTAGTTCGCTTGATCGACGATCATGGTGAAATCGGCGTCTGCAAGGTCTTGCGTTGCTAGTGTTGTGCCACGAGCGTATGTGGACACTGTGATCTCCGGTTCTTTGATGATTCGAACTGAATCTCCGAACTGAGAAATTTCACCGGTATAGTCGGTATTCGTAATGTCTTCTACGACAGAAGTCTTGCGAAATTCCTTCTGAACCTTTTGACTATAAATGACCGGGGAAAAGTTACCATTTGGGAGGTTGGTATAACCTGATGCTGATGCGAATGCCATTGTTGTGTCTCCTTATGAAATGGCAGCCCCGAGGGGCAGGTCAGATCAGAAGAGGACTGTTCAGTGGCAGTGATGGCTAAGAGGGTGCGTATATACCGCCGTACATACGGGCCTCACCTCACTGGTGGACTAATCGTCTTTTTTCTTCTGGGGAATCAAACAAACTGAGTGGCTACTGCGAGGGTCAGTTTGTGTTTTGTTTGATGCTTTTGTTATACCATCATTAGGTGTTTTTTGCAACACTTAGGTATATTAACGGGCCGCACCTGACATATCGTATTCAAATTCGCCACGCTTTATGGCTTCGAGGATGGCTTCTTCGTTTTTCTCGTAATCCGCCGAACTCATCTTAGCCACTTGGCTTTCTTTGAAACGAGGTCTACTCCCGCTATTAGGCGCAGCCGTAGAAGAACGTCCTACTGATGCGGCTGCACTTTGATTAGATCCTTTTTTGCTTAGATCGGCTTTGAACAGGTCAATAGCACGAGCTGCAGCGTGGGGATCGTTTACGTTTTTGTACAAAGCGTCCTGCACCCATTTAGGCTGTACTTTAGCCCATTTGTGGAATGCTGGGTTTGCACGGATCTTGTCGAAGTCTGGATGAAGCTGGCGCAGTACATTTTCTGCTTTGCCTCGGGTGATCTCACCCTCTAGCTTCTTCAGGCTCTGCATCTTCTTCTCACCCATCGCCAGTGCTTCTAGTGAACGCTTCTGTGCGATTGTGTCGATGATGTTTGCTACATCAGGATACTTGCGTACCCACTCTGCAACTTCCTTCTCGGACTTAGGAAAGCGGATCTGTTGCTTAGTCGCTGCCGCCAGTTGTTCCTTAGCCTGTTGCAATGCACGGTCTTTCTCCGCCATTTGCATCTGTGTGTGCCGACGAAGGTCGCCATAACGCTTCTGCCAGCTTTCGTCTTCTCCAGATTGAGGTGCAGGTTGTGCCTGTTGTGACTGTTGTTGCATCTCTTCTGAATATGGTTTTTCCTCCGCATCGAGGTCTTCTCGATACGCACCTTGGTATTTAGCCATCGGGGTTTCTCCTTGGGGGCCGAAAGTAGCCGAGCCTAGCTCGGGGTTTGCGGGTAGCCCTTCCCACGCAAAGGGTCAGCGGATGAAGGCAACCTTTGGCGTAGACTTGAATGCGTAGCTGATTACTGCAGCTTCCTCATCTTCGTCTTCGTCTAGGACTTCTTCTTCCGTATCCACCGTGGCGACTTCTACGTCGTTGCCTTCCGGTGTTTCGTATTCCTCTTGTAACTCCCCTTGCCCTTCTTCGGCATAACCTTCCTCTGCCGATACCTCGGCGTCCTCAATATCTTCGCCACTGGGTTCTTCTGTCTCATGTAACTGCCCCATCATATCCATCGACATGAGGCCAGCTTTCGCTTCCATCATCATGTCTTGAATGTGTTTAAGGCCGTGCCATCGAACAACATCAGCGGGTAAGACGTATTCACCTTCAGATAGTAATGCAGGAATGTCGTCTGTAACTTCGTCTGCAAACGATCCTACTGGTACAGGATTACCTGTTTCCTCATCTGTGTCGTAGTAGGAGCCGGGCATCATGCCTTCGCCACCACATGATCCGTCGCATTCACCACCGCATCCACAAGGCATACCGCCGTGATACGCTTGCATTGCTTCGTCGTCTTTAATCGCTTTTTGCACGGCTTCGCCTCTCGCTATTTCGTATTCTGATAATTTACCGTTACCGTCTAAGTCGGCTGCAGCTCGGTCTAGTCGGAACGCTTCATCAGCCATCTCCATGCCTTCTTTAGACAGGATACCTTTCTCGCTCTCGGACTTATCTAGGAAGCCGCCTCGTGCGAGTTCTTCTGGACCACCACTGGCTGCAATCGCCCCAGCGCCCCCTGCCGTAGCAAAGATCTGGAGAAGTGGGATCTCTTTGTTGAGGAGCATACGGAACACTTCCTCTTTGGGTTTGTTCAACCCTTGAGCTGTAACGTCGATGCGCTCGTCTAATAGTCGTGCAACTGACTTCAACTCTGATGCTAGGCCTGTGCTGTCGCCAGACCCAAACCAACCCATAGACTGAGCCTCGGCTGGCGATACGCCTAGCTTCTCGGCTGTCCTACGGTAGATGTCGGAGAACACAGCATACTCTGTCTGCATCTTCGTGCCTTCGATCATCTGTGAACCCATAGTGTCGTCAATCATTGTTGCAGGATTTAATGACAATGGGTCTGCTTGGTATTGTTTGCGGAACTTAGGCTTGATGTATTCGATTGGAATACTGCCGGGATCGATCTCGTTCATCGCATCCAATGCGCCACGAATGGCGTGTGTATCAACCGTAACACCGTCTAGGTTGCCATAGACGTTCTCAGCGAACGTAGCTGGCTTTGGGTTAGTGTTTGGGTTAATGCCGCCGTTCTGTGTGGCCTCGGTAAGCTGGCGGTGGATGCCGCTTTCCCCAATCATCATGGGGTAGCCTTTTTCGTTGATACCGTCACCACCCGGCCCGATCATATCGTCTAGCTCGATGCCTAGATGACGCTTAGTCATAACCAGTGTGGCGTTACGAATGTTCTGTGCAGTTTCAGTACGTGGGCTGGTAGCCGCATACGCATCTGCAAACTCTTTCATCCACTCGTATATCTCTTCCTTCGAGAAGCCCATCTCCAAGGCTTTGTCTACAATCGGCCCTGTATGGTAGAAGTACTGTGCTTCAGTACCCAGCCAAGGCTTCATGCGATCCGCTAGGCGATCAGATATCTTCTCAACTGCCTGATTAACTGCCCTACCACGATCATTCTTAGGTAGTGGTTTATTTGTGCCTGTAGGTTGACGTGGGACATATGTCTCACTCTGTGGCGGTAATGTCTTCTCGTAGCTTTCTGGTGTAAGATCAAACAGTGGGTTTTCACCGCTAGGCTGAATACGATCTTTAACCTTCAGCTCCATCTGAGCCGCACGAATGTCTAGTACAGCCTGTGCTGGCCCTGCATCTTGGTTTGTCTCTGGCGCTGCCTTCACACCGTTGACCAACTCATCATACTTCTCTGGATAGAAACGCTTCAGCTCTGCCTGTGCAGACTTTGTTAAATCGTCCATAGACAGACCATCACGGTCAATAAGCTCTGGCAGTGATGGGAGATCATCAACACCCATCTCACGAGCAATAGCCTTTGCTTCGTCAGGTGACAGGAATTTGTCTACCTTAACAGAACCAGAGATAATCCAAGACCCAGTCATGTTTGGGTTTGTCTTGTACTTGTAGTTACCGCCAACAGGTAGCTGGTCTGTGATCTCGGCAGTAGATAAGTCTGGCGTGACACCGTCCGCTAATGTAGTCATCCTACGGTTGGCTTCTTCCTGCCACGGCACATCGTCAGGCAACTCAACTCGTGCCCAGACTTCTGTAGCCTTACGGTAATTAACAACCTTCTTACCTTTAATTGCCATGCCACCGAGGTGGGTGGACATAGGTACTTCTGCAGAGTGAAAGCCGGGGCGTGGTGCTACACCACCTGTAAGTGATGCTTTGACCTTACCTGTCTTAGGATCTACTTCGCCAAACTTAGCGTCGTACCATTGGCCTTCTTCAAAGTGATCGTTTTTATTAACGAACAAAGGACGACCTACTGTAGGAACATC